GAAGCCGAAGAAATTTTGACGTTGCGTAACTCCGAGCGAGCCAAGAGTACCAATATCAAAAACCTCTATCAGCAGTTCGCCGATTTGGGCTATCCCCTTGAGAATCAAATCATTACTCAGCAGTCACCAGGAGCGGACAGGTCAACAGTAATTAGAGACGCAACTGCTATCGAAGCTCTCGAAACAGGGGCAAGCGGTTTCATAGGCTCATGGATTCCACGGGAAAAGTATTTCTTCGATATCCGAATTCGTGACAGGCGCATAGCTGAAATGCCTGATATTAAACGGTGGGTAGCATTAGCCGTTCAGATAGCCCACGATGAAATATTCGATTCCAATTTCGATAACGAGCTTCACAATAACATTAAAAGCTCTATGGGATTCGGGACGGGATGTTTGTATTCCGAGTGGGACTACAAAAATCGCAAATTGAATTTCCAAAATTGGCAAGTATCTAATTTTGAGTTTATGCAGGATTCAAGCCGAATGGCAAACGCAGTCATACTCTCATATAAGAGAACAGCCAAACAGATAGCGGACGAATATAAAACTCCCGGCGAACAGGTGACACTTGCCGTCAATCAGCCCAATACCCAGAACAAGGAATTTGAAATCGTCCGTATAATCAGGCCGAGAAAAAATCGCAACCATTCGTATCGTGACGTTATGAACATGCCCTTTGAGGATATTCACATTAACGCCGACGAAAAAATTGTGATAAAGCGATCTGGTTTTCCGAGATTCCCGTTTGCAATCAATCGTTGGGACGTGGGTGACAGCGAAAAATGGGGTAGAGGCCGGGGTGTTTTGGGTTTATCTGAAATTAAAGACATTCAGCAAAAGAAAAAAGACTACACTGAATGTTGTCAGAGACTTTTGAGACCTCCGTATTTAACAAGAGACATTGAAGGTAGCGTTAATATGCTTCCTGATGGTCGTACTGAGGTTATGAATGTTGAGGATATTAAAGCTCTCAATCTGTCGTTGCCCGGCGCCTTCCCAGTCACCAAAGACGAGATAAACGACCAGAAGGAAGTGATAAGAAGATTCTTTTACAATCACATTTTCACTTTATTCACAAACATGACAGGTGACAGGCGTACTACCCTTGAGATTATAAAAAAAGACAGGGAGAGCTTGAGGCTTCTTGTTTCTCCTGTCGCTCGGCAGCAAGTAGAGTTGTTCAACGCCACCTTAACGAATGTCATACCCTTATTGATTGAATGGGGGCGAATACCAGAACCACCGCCCGAACTCATAGGTATGCCTTACTCCATTGAGTATCAGGGTGAGCTTGCAATGGCAATGAAGGAATTTCAGGCCAGAGGATTCGAGAGAGCAATTGACCTCATGGAAAGGGCACGTAACGTATTTCCTGATATTCGTGACCAAGTCAATATGGATAGGACGATGCCTGATATTCTCACGACCTACGGGATGAAGATTGAACACCTTAACACACCAGAGGAAAAGGAAGCTATTCGGGCTGAGAGGGCGGAGCGTGAAGATATGATGAAGCGCATTGCCCAGTTGGAGGCCGAGTCGAATGCTTATAAGAATACTCAGAAGTCACCGGAATCCGGAAGTCCGGCAGAGGCTATGGCGGGAGCGACATAATGGTTAGTGCGGGACTAAAACAATGGCGCAGAAAACAAAAGCGTGGAGCAATTATGAAGCCTTCAACTTTTGCTGAAATTGAGGCAAAGTCAAAAGCTAAAGGTATGAGTGCTAAGAGGGCGAAAAAGATTGCCGGAAAGGCTTATTGGCGAACTGCCAAAGCAAAATATCGGAAAAAAGTCGCATGAAAGTAATATTTATATGCAAAGACGACCATTGTGAAGGCAGAAAATGCAGACTTGTTATTGATACGGAAGAATCAATTAAGAAAGATGGCATTGCCATTCCAGGATATTGTCCGTATTTCAATAAAGAATGCCTTTGGGAAATAGATGAAAATCGGTAAGACCAGTCTGAAAATGTCATCCGGTGAAGTTCGGCATTTTAAGTCCGAAAAGGCCAGAGATAATTTTGAGCGTGTAGCTCAGGCATATAAGCACGGCTGGCGGCCAACACAAAAAAGAGCAGTGAAACACAGACTGAGGAAGAAACATGGCTGATGAGGCTGAGGACTGGCAGAAATATGTAATTGCTTTCAAGCAGGCTTTCTCAGGCGAGTCCGGCCAGAGAGTCATAGAATATCTGTCCTATCAGTGTTATGAGAACAGGAATACTTTTGTAGATGGAAACGAGGCTCAGGGACAACGAAATTTGGGTAAACGTGAAATCATTCTTATCATTCGAGATTGGTTATCAAAAGACCCGCAGAATATACCTAAAAATTTAAGGGTTGAATCACTTGACTCACCAATCAAACAAAACATTAGAATTTAAAAAGATTGGAGGTAGAACCCAATGGATTTAAATGAAAAAACAGTGAATATTTTATTAAACAAAGCAAATAAATGCGAAAAATCAGAAGATGCCATAAGATTTTCACAAGCGGCATTAAATTCTTCCCATGCAATTCAAGTTTTGTTGGAGATAGAATTAGCAAAAAATAAAACAAACAAATAAAGATAGTTGGTGAGTCAAGTGAATTATTAACAAAATTTAAGGAGAGTAGAAAATGGAAATTCTGGAAGTACAATGTCCAAGATGTAGAACGAAAGTTATAATCTCTGTTGATGATTTGGCGATTTACAATAAAGATATGACCGCCAAGTTCATCGAGCAAAAAAAATATAAATGTGCAAAATGCGAAGCGGAATGTATATCTAAGCTAAGGAGAGTAGAAGATGCCGGAAGAAACGAACCTCGGAGCGAACCAAACAAATCAGAACCAGACGAACCTCGGAGCAACAGCGGATCCGTCCCAGACTTCGGGAACGACGGGAACGATTGACGAAGAAGGAAACTTCGTCGGTAACTGGAAGGAAAGTTTTCTCGATGAAGATATTCGCAGTGAGAATTTTTTCAATTCCGATTATGCCAAAAATGTAAAGACTTTACTCAAGAAGGCATATCATAACGAAAAACTTCTCGGTGAATATACTTCGGGCAAGAAAAAAGGCGTTATAATACCTACCGAAAAATCGACACCGGAGGAAGTCGATGCCTTTCGTCTCGCTATCGGAGTTCCGAAAGAATACCAGTACAATAGACCGGACGACATGGCGGAGGACGTTGTTACCTCCGAGTTTATGACCGATACGATGAAACGTCTCAATGAGGTCAACCTGAGTCAGAAACAGTTCGATACGGTCATGGATATATTCCAGAATCGTATTCGTGCTTTTGAGAAGGAAGGTATTGACGAACTCAATAAGAACACCGCCGAAGCGATCAAGAGGCTCCAGGATGAGCATGGCGACAAACTTGATGTACGTCTCGACCTTGCAAAGAAGTTTATAACCATCGCTTCCGATTTGTGGCCTGCCGAGAAATATCAGGAGCTATTCGGTAAGGAAGATGAAAATGGTGAACGTACCGGTGGTATCAACGCCCCTGAGTTCGCTCATTTGAGACCGTTGTTACTCGATTTGTTCGCCTCTTATGTCGAAAAGCACGATTTACCGACAAGTGCCGCTTTGGCCGATACGACCGAGTCGAAAGTCCAGTCTCTCGAAGAACAACTCAAAGAGCTTGAGGCTACACCCGGATTCCTTGACGGAAAGTTGAGAACTTCATCGAATGAACTTGACAGACAGAAACATTACGATATATTGAAAAAGAGAAGTGATTTGATTCGGCGACAGACCGAATTACAGAATAACATACGCCGCTAATTCCGTAAGGACAGCAGCGGCTGGCGAGCCTGTACGCAACGTCCAACAGACGTTAAATGCAGGGGGACACCCATAAGGTTATTCTCCCGAAACGTGAGAATAAGTTTTATTAACCGTTTTTGGAGATTAATCTTATGGGTGCTTTCAATTTGGACCAGACCTTCATTAAAGAATATGAACGGTCTTTCAATCAGGTCTTTCAGCAAAAAGAAAGTATGCTCAAGGGCACGGTTCGCAACGAGCCGCAAAACTCTGAGAAACAGAGATTTACCTTCATTGAGCCTACTTCCGGAGTAGTTGACCGGGCAAGGCAATCCGATTCTCCGAACATTCCGACCTCCCACAAGATGCGATGGAGTTCCCTTCACACATGGACGTGGTCCGAGCTTGTTGACGATATTGACGTTATCAAGACGCTAAACGACCCATCCAGTGAGTACCTGAACAATGCGGTAAACGCCGAGAACAGGTGGGAAGATGAACTTGTCCTCGACAATATATACGCTGACGTATATTACGGTAAGGAAGGCACAGCGTCCCTTACCTGGTACGATGTAGCGGAATGTATCGGGCTTAATTCCGATGGAGTCAGGAACTTAGCCGGGGTAGCTTTTACAGATACCGTTGAGACCGGACTCACTATCAATAAGATAGCGACGATTGGCGTTATCATGGGCAACAACAGCGTGCCTGCGTCAGACAGGCATATTGTTGTCAATGAGGACCAGAAGTGGTATTTGCTCGGTCATGCAAGAGCTACGAGTGGCGATTACGTCCCTGCTGTAACTGCTCTGGTAAATGGACAACTACCAAACAATTACTTCATGGGCTTCCATTTCCATTTTCTTCCAACTGACAGATTTGTTTACGACCCTGTCGATACGGGTGCAATTCGATGCGCAGCCTATCACAGGGGTTCTGTCCTGAGAACTTACTCAGGTGGATTGAAAACAAGGATTGCCGAGGAGCCTGGCAAGAACTTCAACGTTCGAGTCTGGGCGGAGTCAGTGGCCGGTGGTTGCAGATTGCAGGGCAAAGGCGTTGTTCCTTTCAATCTTGACCCTGATCCGGCAATATCGTTCGCACTATAAAAAGTGTAAAGTGTTTACACTTTTTGCTCGTTATTACGTTAAAAACGAGGTTTTTGAATATATTGGTCTGAGGCTAATATAGGAGAAAAAAATGGCTACAGAACAGAATTATTTCGGCACGAGAAATGTAAATGTCGTGACTGAAACAGATGGACGGCCTGTAGATAACAATCTCTACAAGCAGTCTGCAACACAGTTGTTCCGATACGGCAAGAGGATAATGACTTGGGATGGCCGTGTCTTTAGATACGGCGGTTCCAAGACTGACCTTTTAGCTGGTTTCGGAGCGGCTAATTACTTTACAGTGAGTTTGCACGTTGGTTTTGCCGTCGTTCCTACGGCTATTGCGGCCGGTCAGGATTGGGCGGACGTTACAGTGGCGGCTTCTATGGGATATGGAACTGCCGGTTTTCTTGAGGATGAGCTTGTCGGTGGCTATGTTGTATTCGGTCACGGCACATCAAAAGTTCAGAATCGCTGTGTCGTCAAGAATCAGGCAATGAGTGACGCAGGTGGTACTATGAGGATATGGCTGGACGGCCCGATTGAGACCGCTCAGACCGTTGCAGTCGATGGCGCCGAACTTTACCCGAACCCGTACAAGTATCTGGGCAAAGGCGCTCTTGAGTACAACGCCTTTATGGGTGTTCCTGCGATAAACGTTACAAGTACCTACAATGCGTTTATGCAGACGTGGGGGCCGTGCTGGGTAACTCCCGGTGGCGCCGACGCTTCTCCCGGCGATACCGCAAATGACCGTGTAGCAATATGGGTCGGCGATGGTTCTGTTAATTTCGTTTACAACAGTACCCTCGAAAACGGATACCAGGTTGCCGGATTCTGTATTGACACAACCGCAAATGGAACGAGTGCTTTGCCGCTTATCATGTTGCAGATAACTCCTTAAAAAACCGGAGTATGGCTGTGCGGGTTCCCAGACTCGCACAGCTTTTCCGAAAAAAATGAGTGCTGAATTTGTTCCAGATAATGTTTCCGAGCAGGATGTAAAAGAGGAAGCCAATCGCAGGGCCTCCAAGTGCGGATATTGTACCCGTGAGGGCAATCCTACATACAGACTTAAAATCAGT